GAATTGGTACATCATAGTTATATGTGATGGATTCGCTTGATATTTCAAGGGTTTGTTGAAATGGGATGTCTACATGTGCATGGGAGTTGTCTACAAAGTAAATGCAAATGTATACTTTTATATAGCAATATGTAATAATATATATTGACGATGAAAACGTATGTTCGCAAGTGAGGAGGGGCGTCATGGTAACAATTTATGACGTGGCTAACTATTTCCGGTGGAAGACTGATTATGAGGCCGGCGATTACATGACGAATTTGAAGTTGCAGAAGTTGTGCTATTACGCGCAAGCGTGGCATCTGGCTTTTACAGGATCGGCAATGTTTTCCGATGAACTTGAAGCATGGGATCATGGGCCAGTCAATCGAGACTTATATAAGCATTACAGATCACAACTTGACCGCGGATGGGACCCGATCGAGCCGGATGAGGTAACTGCGAATTTCTCTCCTGCAGATGTGTTCTCTTTGAATGAACTTGAGACTTTGCAAGAGGTTTGGAATTCATACGGTGATCTTAGTGCAAAGCGTCTGGAGGATCTGACTCACCAGGAAGATCCTTGGTTAAATACATCGAAGAACTGCATCATTGAAACTGATCTGATGAGAGAATACTATTCTGCAGTGCTTCGCGGCGAATGAATAGAATCAAAGTACAGCAAAAGGGCAACAAGAAGATTCCTGAATCTGCTACGGAAGTCACTCGCCATGACTATATCTCAGTTTGCTTCATTCATCTGTCGGACACCGTTGCTTCGCTATCGTCGGTGTCACGAGAGTGGATGGAACAGATGATCAGACAATTCAAAGTACTTGGCAGCATATCGTGGAATGATATTACCAAGATGAAAGGGTTGGGCTGGGATCAAGTGCCGCAGCACTCGATGAAGTATACAATCCCACCTTCATTAGGAAGAACTCACCTTAATCACATCAAGATTTCTGGGAAGTCTAGGATCTGGGGCTTTCGCGAAGGGAATTCATTTCATATCGTTTGGCTAGACCCTGAACATAAAGTAACGCCAGAATAAAAGCTAACCGCATCGAATGCGGTTAGCTTTATTTCATTTCGGGACGCGTGGTTGCAGATCCAGCATGAATTGATCATGCACACCGCTCCAGCGGCCGCCTTTTTCCTTGGTGTATATCACATTCTCAAGGATCAGCTTCAATTGATCATTCTTATGTTTGGGATCTTCGAGCGTCGTATAGATCTTTAGGACGTGCTCGATTTGAGGAATCGTGTTAATCTGCGCTTGATTTCGCCTCTCCTCAAGATCGATTTCAGACTCAATCTGTTCTAGTGCAAGTTCAACTTCTTTGATTCTCTCCGTAAGGGATTTAGCGCGTTCTAGATATTTGTCAATGGAATACACCTTTTGTTCCAGTAGATCATCCAGGTTGCTCAATTGCTCACGTAGTTCCTTCTGCTTCTTACGAGACGCTTTAGCAGCCTCTACGAGCGCGTTCGTGCGCATTTGCCTAATGTTACTCCCCTGTGAGTCCGAAGTCTCCATATGGGCTTTGTAGGCGTCTAGCCATTTCCTTAAACCAGCGAGCAAGCGTTCCTCGACCAGATGAAAATAGGAACTGACATTCTTACATCCAACTGTGTTGCACATTAATGAGTCAGGTGTTTTATTGTTTGGTCTGAGAATGATGGGGCCTCCGCACATCCCACATCGGATGAGACCAGCTAACGGATTGCTTATTTTGCCTTTAGGAGCTGGCGCATGACTGTTTCCTGCCATTATTTCCTGTGCACGTTTCCATGTAATCTCGTCGACAAGCGGCTCGTGTAAGCCGTCAGCCAGCACAACCTTATCCGGAGCAACACGCGGTCTGCTCTTGCCGTGTTTACTCTTCACCAACGGTCTTGCTTTCCATCGGATCTTCCCCATGTAAACGGGGTTCCGTATGATGCCGTTTATTGTGGCTGTGATCCAACGCGAATTACGCAGCGTAGGGGCTTTAATCTCGTCATTGAGATAATTGGCGATCAAACTTGTTCCCATACGTTGTTCAGGATCCGGGTGCGTATATAACGAGAATATTAGCTGTACAATCGCAGACTGCCCCGGATGCGGATCAAGAGTCCATCCTTTACCTTGTAATTTTCGGCGAACATATCCATACGGTGCAATGTTACCAGGGTATCTCCCTAATTTGGCCGATCCTTCACGACCCTCTTGAATCCGACGGTTCGTTGTCTTAAACTCACGCCGGGACATGAATAGATTGAACTCGAAATAATCCTCATCATTGGGATCAAGTGGATTGAAGGTCCTAAACGGTGTAACGATCAACGTTTCCGAGAATTTAAAAGCCTGTGCAACCAGGCCCTGATCCATAGTATCTCCACGAGCGAGACGTTCAACTTCGACGGCCAGAACGCCGTCCCATTTTTTATCCTCAACATCCTCCAGCAGCCTGATCATCTCCGGCCGCTCGGAGATCCGCTCACCTGAAGTACCAGGCTTCTCACGGTATATCTCAGAGATTACAATGTCGTTCCTCTTCGCCAATTCTAGAAGGGTACGTTCGTGCTTCACATAAGTGTCTTCTTCTCCGCGGCTCTCATCTTCCAGATCCTTACGGGATTTACGGAGATATGCGCAATATCGTCCTTCAGGTAATTGTCCGTACACAAATCTCACCTCTTGCTTATTATGTGACGTATCCTCAATGATACGTATTATAAATTGCGCGTCTAATTGGGCTATGATATGCTTATACTAGAAACAAGAGGGTGCTAGCCACACCCTCTCAGCACAGCATTTGTGGCGGAATCCCTCCCAAATGTAAGTGTTACAGGGAGTAACCCGTTTGGCGTCCAACCTGTGGCGGGTTACTTCCGCTTGTCGATGTAGGTCAGCAGTGCAATCAGAAAGCTTCCGAATGCAAGCAAAGACATAATCGCTTGGAAAGTATCCATGGGGCATCCCTCCCTTCCGGAGGGAGCAGCCGCCACAAGTTGAGCTGTACAGGAATCATTATACCTAACAATGAACGCTCTGTCTCCTCATTGGAGAGAGGGCGTTTCTTTTGCATGCATAGAAAAAATCAGCAAAGGGCAAGCAAACAACAAGAGGTGATAACAGCATGACTAAAGCATTCCCTACGAGCAACATTGAGAACGGAAAAGTGAAATGGCTGCGAATGTCGGATGTGCTAACGATCGTATCCATCGATCGGGAAATTCTATTTATAACCTATACGGGTACATATAAGCTGCTGGACACAATAGATGGTTTTAATGATCTACTTGTCGAAGATGGGTTTGAGAAAATAGATCGTAAAGCAATAGCAAACATACCCAAATCAACACGTTTCGACAAAATTAGACGAGAGTTGGAATTCACGAATAGAAGAGGGTTTCGCACAGTGTATGATGTATCAAGAAGGCATATATCAAGGATTGTAGCCCGTTATCCAGATAAATGAGAACCGTTCGCGTGTAACAAATGGTTTATTAAATGTGTCATAATTCGACAAAAATTTGTCGGATGGTGTGCTATTATAGTCCACAATAAATGTTTACTGTGAGTAAACTTTTTCCGGAGGGAGGAGCATCTAGCTCTCTACCGTTTACCATTTTTGAAGAGCACCCACTCATACAAGTCTTCAACGTGTATCCCAAGAATATCGGCTGCAACCTTCGCTTTAATCAACGAAAACTTTTTTTCGCCGGTCATATATTGAGAAACCATGGACTTGGAGACACCGAGTCTAATTGCAAATTCTGACTGGCTCATCTTAAGTCGGTTTAGGTGCTCAGGCAAACGGCATCTCCCAAACCGGAGATCCATTTGTCACCCCACCGTAAATAACAATTGATAATTCTTCCTTGAAACGAACGTGTGTTCGTGTTTATAATTAGAACACGAACGAAAATGCGAACACGAACGACATGAGAAAGGTGATTCAAAATGAGGAATCAAGTAATGAATTTTCTTGAACATGCATCTGAGGAGCAAATCAACATATTGATAAAAGAATATGAAAAAAATAAAGGGTACGAATTATTTGTACTTTCTTTGAAGAGCTTGATCACTAGAAGTAATTAATTCAATTGTTTTCAATATATGCTTGACTTGTTCGTCGTTTAATTTTCCCAGAGCCTCAACTAACTTAAGACGATCTGGATCTATATTAAAGGGCAGCTCTGTAGATTCGACCTCACCACTGATTAAATAATTTACTGTAACTTCATACATTTCTGATAATGAAGTAATTGTACTCAGATCAGGTTCTCTTTCTCCGGATTCGTATTTAGCGAGAGTACTATTATGGATTCCTAACAGCTTAGCGATTCGATTCTGCTTATACCCCTTTTTCTCCCTGGATTCTTTAAGCCTTCGTCCCATTTCTATATTTTTAGCTTCCATCACTCTAATCACCTCACTTAATAAATAATTATAGACATGTTTGGCGTAACGGAAAATATAATTGACAATTCGCCAATAAAATTGTTGACATTGGCAAAACGGAAACATATAATCAAATCATAAAAGTTGGCAAAACGGAAACGTCTTGCTTTAGGGGTGAGAATATGTTGGCTGTAAATTTAGGTCAAGTAATACGTAAAATTCGTATTGAAAAAGGATTGAAAAGCAACTTTGTTGCTAATCAAATAGGTGTAACACCTTCTGCGATAAGTAAGTATGAGAGTGGAGAACGAAAAATCCCTTCTGATAAATTACCGGGGTTTGCAGTTGCATTAGGTGTGCCAATTGACCTTTTTTTTGAGAAAAATATTGGCGATACGCCAACTATTAGTGCATAAGAAATAGAGGTGAAGAAAAAATGCCCGTCCTATCCCCGAACGCTCATACACTCTCTAAGGGGAGTGATGAGGCGATGAAGAAACGCAGCAGCCGCAAAGAGATCCAGCGGGGCAATATCGTCGAGGAGTACAAGATCGGCAACACGACGATCAGGATCGACGATTTCTATTTTCGCAACAATACGCCTGAGCAGAACCAAGAAATCATCAACAACTTTTATGCCACCAGCATGCGGCTTTATCGGCTGCAGTTAGAACGTCAGAAAGAAAAAGAGCTCATGCAATAAATAACGCCATTATAAGATACATTTTGTATCAAAACAAGGAGAAATATACATGAACTACGCATATTGCGCTTCTCAGCAGATTGGCGACGCCATGAAGCTGCTGGAGAGAGCAAAGCAAAGTCTGCTTCTAATCAAAAGCGATTCTGTTATGCCGCTGGCACTTGCGATCGGGCAAGTACGACAAGTGCTTGAAGTCGTTAAAGATCCGGAATGCACGCCTGAGATCGCGGAGCTTACCCGTGAGCCGTTCTATGATGACGGGGACCATATAGACCCTTATGCAAATCCATATGTATGGGATGGAGAACGTATCGAAGCTACAAAGACCGTTTTATTCCATGAAGCACTACATAATGGTCAGCTCTACTAGCTGAATGGGTCAGATACCGCCGAGGGAGGCGGCATCGGATGTGGGACAAGCAGGGAACGGTATAAGACTATTGTACATCCGAGATTATCGCGCGTCTGTTCCAAATTGGAACATATGAAGGGGGGGTAGAGAGGTATGCGGTTGAATTTCGGGTCTATTCTGCACGCCTGCAGAACTCGCGCCGGTATAAGCCAAGAGCGACTGGCCGAGCTACTGAACAAGTCAAGGAGCTGTATAAGCAAATACGAGCAGGGACACAAGCTGCCAGATATACAGACATTCCTGGCTTGGATCGACAGGACGAACGCCAAAGATGTTGGCATTGCCTGCATCAATGGAATGGACCCAGCAAGCATTTTGCAAAGCATTCTACAAGTGGCCGGCGTGGCCTAATAAAGGGGAGATATATTTGATCCACACATGGTGGTGGCAGTTAATCGGGACACTTTCATTCTTTGGAGTAATTATCGGAGCGTTGATGAATTTATTCGAGGTTCAAACAGTGGAAGTAAAAGAAAAAAGCCCAGCTGGGAACTGGACTTTAGGTAAGACTCACTACAAGAATTATAGCACAGTTCGACATAATCAGCAACGGAGGAAGACGTCATGAACGAACAAACATTCGTAATGGCCTTCTGTCGCTGCGAGGTCTGCCAGGACGTCTATGCGATCGACGCTTGTGTGACAGAAGAGCCGGCTTGTCCGTATTGCGGACAACCTTATTTCACGCATCTAGCGGATCATGAGATTAAGCTATCGTTACCCGTGAAAGCAAAGAATTAGGCAAGACGACGAAGGTTAAGTTTTACCTTTGTCGTCGGGCAGTTCGAACAGCCGCTTGGCTGGGACGAGCTTCCGACGATGCAGGTAAGCATCAGAAAGGGGCGTCAAATTGTGCGAGAAGAATCAGAAAGAGAAAAGGCTGCTGGAGTAACCAGATCATCCTTTTCAGCGATATGGAAGTTAGATAAGAATTATCGGATTACGATGATTATCTCTCTGATTGCGCTATTCGTTTCGATCATCAGACTGGTTGTTAGATTTTAATAACCGCGATAATGAGAGCAGAAAATGAAATAACGATAGGTAAAGACTTCCACATGAAATCCCTTCGCCTATCTGCTAGATAGTCTAGACCTTTAAGAGAAATGATCCATTGGTCACTATCGACTTTTTCATCTGTTACTCCCTTGTCGGGATCGACTACATAGCTTTCAGTTACATGCATTACTTTTTTATCTTCTTCTAATTCTTGTAAACAAGTAGCCACTATTGCGTGACAGTGGATGTCAGCAAGTTCATCAAGAGTATGAGGTGCTTTTGAAAGTCTCTTCAATATTCTCCTGGCGTATTTATTCATGGAATCTCCACTTTCTGATTGAATAGTAAGTCACGATAATTTCCATTTTACGACATGTTCGCAAATACAACAACACGTAAGGATAGGCGACGAAGGTTAAGTTTTACCTTTGTCGTCGGCAGCTCGAAGAGCCAATCGGTTGGATCGGGCGCCGACGATGCAGGTAAGATACTGCATCATCATCCAAAATTGAAGGGTGGGGAAGGTATTGCAGGGACAACTAGATATTACAGATCCTGAGACGGCGCTACTCGATTTTTGTCGACAGCTCAGGCAGCAGGAGACATTCAGCCCTGACGACCTATTATCGGGCCTTGCGATTTGCGTGGGGAGTACGATTGCACGCGACTACAGAGCCTGCAGAGTTGATGTACTCGCAGCATTTAACCGGCTTACACAGGATGCCATTGGCATGACGATTGCACGAATGCAAGGCAAAATGACTCCCATAAGTGGGTAATCGGGGAGGAGGGATCATGGCAAAGGAAGCCTACTATTTCTCACATGACAGTAATGCGCGACACGATCCAGACATCAAAGCCATGCGAAGTGTATACAAACTGCAGGGTTATGCATGGTTTTGGGTGCTAATTGAAATGATGCGGGATGCAGACGAGCATAAATTATCCATGCAAGGCAGGTACATTTGGAATGCATATGCATCGGAATTAGAGTGCAATGCGGAAGAAGCAAAGCAATTTGTAGAAGATTGCATTAATGAGTTTAGTTTGTTTGCATCAGATGGGCAGTACTTCTGGAGCGAATCGTTACTTCGCAGAATGGAAAAAAAAGCGACGACGAGCGAGAAACGTTCGGCAGCCGCAAAAGCAAGATGGGATAAAACGCGCACCAACGCTGAGGTTTTAGATGATTCAATGCAAATGCATTCTGGTAGTAGTGCAATTGCAATGCAAGGAAAGGAAAGTAAAGGAAATAAAAAAGAAAGTAAAGTAAAAGAAATAAAGGATAAGACCGCATTTGAAGCTTACACTTCAAATCCTTTATTGCTTGGCACTCTTAAATCATTTGTCGAATTTCGAATGAAGGTCAGGAAGCCTATGACGGATCGAGCAATAACACTGCTGCTCGGAAAGCTGAGTAAATTGGCAACGAGTGATGAAGGTAAGGTAGCAGTGCTGGAACAGTCCATTCTAAAAGGCTGGACGGACATCTATGAGCTAAAGGAGGGCAACTTGCATGCGGTCAATGGGGGAAATGATCAGGGACTTAATGCCGGGGTTAACTTTGGCTTCTGAGGTTGGCCGTTATACATGCGAGGGTTGCCAAAACGAGGTTGTCATCGTCCAGACGCCAATACTAGGTGGACCCGATAAGGGAAAGGAGATAACGCAGAAGCGCGGATGCATCTGCTGGGAAATCGAGCAGGCGCAAGCGGTAAAGCAACAACATCGGGAGGCTAAGGTCAGATTCATGGTGGACCGATACAGCACAGTCAATCCCGACTTGGAAGCGGCAACGTTCGACTCGTTCAATGCCAGCACACCTAAGCTAAGGGAAGCATGGAAGCTAGCGCATGACTACGCAGACGGATTTGACCTCCACAAACCTGTTAACCTTCTCTTCGCTGGTAGCTATGGACTGGGTAAGTCACATCTCTCATATGCCATTTGCAAGGCGCTCAGAGCAAAGGGACATATTGCAGTGTTCGTGTCCGTGCCGAAGATCTTGACGGTGATTAAGAGTACATATCAGCGCGACAGTCAATTCTCAGAGGCTGAGTTAATGAGTGTCCTGTCCAGCGTGGATCTGCTGGCAATGGACGATATCGGAGCTGAGCGATGGAAGAAGGATGACGACGGGGAATCGTGGGCGACGGAGAAACTGTTTGAAATCATCGACGGACGAAGTGGCCGGCACACGATATACACGACGAACTTAACGTCAGATGAATTGCCAAAACGAATCGGGCAGCGGATTTTCAGTCGCATGATGATGAATACCAAGGTCCATAAGTTCGAGGGCATGGATTATCGGATCAGTAATAAACGATTTTGACGGAGGGTCAGCATGCTGGAAATTGATGATTACGATCTATACGATCTGGATTTTGACGAGTGGCTACGCCGAGGGCGTGAAGAGTTCGGGCTTGAAGAGCATCCAGGCGAGTTTGAGTAGGGCTGATCAGTTCAACTAGCATTCCGAAGGAGGGTTACGACATGAAGCAAGGGAAACGACCGACCAGGAAGCAGAAGGAGCTTATGAGCTCGCATAAGCTGCATCCAGACAATTGGCTTGTAGTAGGTGATTCGAGAGAGGGATTGGTTCTTCTCAATCGCACAAAAGGAACAACACGGATCGTACGCAAGGAAGCCTGATATGTCCGCAAGTCAACAGAAGATCTATCTGGCATGTGAGAATATGAACTTCATATGGGGCGAGGCTGAGGTGCTCGAGTTCGAGAAACTATGGAGAGCCGGCTGCGGCCTATTCGAAATAGCGGACAAGCTGCGAAGAGATCCAGACGAGGTAGCGTTGCTGGTTATAGACCGAAGCAGGCAACTTAGAATTAAACCGCGATTAGGCGGCATTTGGGGAGACGAGTATTTTGAATTACGGAAGTGTATTGAAAGTCGGAAAGACGGCAGTAAACCAAATCGAAGAAACGGAAGCGGCACAAGCACGGCTTCTGATTGCAACACTGAAGGAACTGGAACAACTGAAGCCGGGTGAAGAAGCAATGCTCACGATCGCTGAACAGACATTCGTCGTCACTAAGGCGACCGAGTCTGATATTGAGCGAATCGGCTGCGGCTATATCTGTCTCGATTAGGGGGGAGCTAGATTGCCAGAATACGAGAAGCAATTTGTGATTATCCAGAGAGCTGTTCAGAATTGTCGGGTTAACGTCGAAGTTGTTGCGCTGACGTCGGACAACCGGTTCGCTGGGATTCTGAACGGTGTACTACGAGCGTTCGTCGTCTCTCAGTTCTGCAATGCCGCTTATACCTGGCACAGCTCAGGTGGCAGCATCATGGACCGAGGAGCGCTGCAGAGCCTGCCGGATGAATACCGATACGTCGATGATGTTGTCGGTGGCCAGATGGAGCTGGCGCTGTAGTGAGCTGGACAAAGGCGCTGCGTGATGAGCTGATTTTTGTTGCTTACCGTGATCCAGAAGCACCGATGGAACATCGGATCGCGGCGGCTGCTGAGCTGAAGCGAAGGAATAGAGAGAGAAAATTCATAGCGGGATAATAATTCATGCAATAATGCACTCAAAATTCTGTGTAAACCGATTGAATTATTAACCCAATCATAAAACATGAGGGGATAGACGCATGATCTTAGGAATTGATGCTGGGAACGTCAATGTGAAGGTCGTTAATAAGAACGGAGCATTCCGATTCGCTTCGGACATTGGGGAATGGCGCGATCGCCGACTTGAAGGAAATTTCGGCAGCGATGACATGGAGTTCGTTTACAACGGGCGTAAAGGCTTTGCCGGTACGTTGGCAAGATACGAGAGCGAGTTTGGCGGGACGCTCAAGGGCGATACGAAAGCGAACGAGGATGCTAAACTGCGGGTGCTGTTGGCGCTGCATCGTTACTCCGATGATGTCGATAACGCAATCGTAGTCGGCCAGCCGATCGCTAAGCATGTTGAACCTGAGAAGCAGAAAATTAAGGAGATGCTGAAAGGTGAGCATGAGCTGACAGTAAACAATGTGACGAAGACCATCAAGATTAACCGAGTGGAGGTGGCAGCTGAATGTGCATCCGTTGGGATGATTGACCCTCCACTCGGTACGTTCCACACTGTTGACCTTGGAGGCGGTACGCTAAACTGGGCAACTTGTATCTTCGACGGCGAGCGTGTGCTTAAGATAGACCGAGACTCGGATACGGAGCTGTTCGGCATGGCGTCGGTACGGCAGGCGGATCTGGGAGCCATGGCCCGGATACTTATCGCTAAGACGCAATCACGATGGGGACAGGATAATGTCGTTCGTGCGATCGGCGGCGTCGCTGAACCATTCGCGGATCATTTACGGAAGTACTACCCACGTGCTGAAGCATTCAGGCCGACAGTGAACGGAAGCCAGGTCGATCCGACGTACGCTTCTGCGGCGGCATTCTTTGCAATCGCTAGGGGGTTGTACGCTTGATCAAGAGCGTATCTTTCAACCTTGACGATCCTGACCATGTGGAGCTGTATAAGCATGCGAAGAAACGATCCAACTTCAGCGAATATGTACGGTCGTTGATATTGGTCGATATGCTGAAAAGCCGAATCGGGCTGCTGGGCGAGCTGCCGATGGTTGCGGAGAAACCAGTAGAAATTAGAACGGACAGCTCAGATGAGGACAAGCAGAAACTTGTAATCGAGAATAGCATTGGTGGATTTTTGTAAGGAGGCGCTTATGAAGATCGAACAAGAAGGTTGGACGGTCATTCCTGGTTACCCGAAATATGAGATCAATTTTCGCGGAGACATTCGTCGTATGTGGAATTCAACAAAACCGACAATAAGGATTCCAATCATAAAACGAGGGACTTTTGTAATCCAGTTGACAGGACCAACGGGGAAGAAGAAAGAGGAACGAGTTCACAAGTTAATGCAACGAACGTTTATGAAACCGCCGGCAGATGGTGAAGTGCTATATCACAAGAATGGAAACAAGCAAGACAACTGGATTAATAATTTGGCCTACATCGAGCGGTCGAAATTGGGCGAAATGACGGGTGGAAGTTCTGGAAGAAAAGCTGTTGTTAAACTAAACGTTGACGGAGAAGTGGTTGACTTTTATAAGAGTGCACGAGAGGCAGCCAGAAACAACTTCATGAGCAATCAGACTATTGTAGAGCGATGCAACGGGAAAGTGAAGAGTCAGCTCGCCCCAGATGGATTCATCTATCGCTGGGATGATGATGCCGAATATGAAGAAACGAGCGTTGCCGTCGGGGAGAAGCGAAAACGCGGGCGGCCGCGGAAGTATGGATGAATGAATAAGCTATAGGAGCGTGTGCGGGCGATGATTAGACGAATATCCGGTCGAAAGGATTGCGGGAACTGCTACAGACCATTCAAGCCATTTGAGACAGTACATTACTTGGGCATCGATAACAACAGCTTCTGCGCTGCATGCCGTGAGAAGATCGCACCTGGAGCGAAGGACGATCCGAAAGATTACGGCGGTTGGGTTCCTTCGTTGTTTGTCGGAAGTGGCGAGGATGGCCGCGAAAATATTATGAGGCTCATTAAACTCTGGAACGACAAGCTCGATGATTACGAGCAAGAGTTACAAATTGAAGTGAATCGGCGGTGTGTACGGTGAAAATTCAGTTGGGATGCGGTCATGTGGAAGAAGTGTCTGAAGAACTAGTTGAAGCACTATCTGAAGATCAGATTCACTATTTGGAGCATCTGGGGTTTTGCATAGATTGCTCCAGACCGGACAGTCAAGTATCTGAATGAATACGGAAGGACATGGGGGGCGTTTATATGCCGAAGAAAATCAATCACTTCAAGGAATTGGAGAACATTACGGTGATGGTTTCAGTCGACCAGCTGATCGTGATTGGTGATCCAGACGAGGACGACGAAACTCATAATTGTGATCATATGGGATGCTCCTCAGTCAATCATGTGCTTTATCGCTTCGTTATTAAGTGACGGAAAGGCTTGAATACGGAAGAACATGGGAGGGGTCAACTTGATTCCAGTAATGGTGTTACGAAATAAGATTAATCCGGATCGCTACTTAGCAGCTAACATTGATGTTGGCGATTGGGACGATGAGAACTTAGATGTAACCATTCACGACATTCAGAATGCATATATGATCATTCGGAAAGATTTAGCTGTGCCGACTACTAAGGATTTTGAGGAACATAAGGTACTTCATGCAGAACATAAACGTTTGATGGTGGAGAGATTTGGCGATTCAGCATTCATTTCACTGGACTTTGAAGGTGTGTGTGAAGCATATGAACCATTCAACACAGCAATAACACTAGAACAATATAATTACGCCAAAAAGTTGATGGAAGAATGACGAATCAGCTCGCGTTACAAATGATTGAATCAGCACTTAAGCAGCTTATTCGGATCGGGCGAAGTGCTGATCAATTACTGCTGATAGTTTCGGCTGAGTCAGCAATTACGAAGCTAGGTAGTATCCAGACTTCATTCGGTGAGTTGCGGATCGCGGTCGGCGAATATGTCCCGAAAGGATATTCTTACATATTGGAGATTCCGACAGGCGGCAGACCAAGGGCTTTCAGATGGGTTTCACGTCCGAAGCAAGCATTGAAGAAGGGAGGTGACGAAGTTGCCTAATGAAAAAGGTTGGTATACGAAGGACGAGGTACAGGAAACGGGCTTGCCGTATTGGATCGCAGCGTCAAAGCGCTGGACGCATGCACCGTATGAATTTGCGATACTACTCAGCAGGTCGCGATGCAAAGAACTAGGAGCACCGATCCTAAGCGACGGACATGAACACCCTTCAGCATTTCGATATGCTGCTGCTGCCGGCAAAGGTGACAATCGGCATAGATATATTCCTCTATACGATAGAACGGATCTTTATCCAACTCTATTAGCCGATGGCGTGCACTTATACGATTATGAGATTATGGGGATAGCCACATAAGAAAAGCCCCCGCGATCGTTGGGGAACGGAATCGGGGGCCTTCGACAAAGTGTCCACACTCACCCAGATTATAGCACATATGCTGCGAAAGGGTGAGGGGATGATGGCATTGGCATTGGAACGGTATGAGGGACAGGTTGAATTATTCCCAATCGCAACGGTTGAGGAAATTCGAGCGGCAAAGTCGCTGCTCTCCAGGTATCGCAGAATGCAATCAGTCGTTGATGACATCGAGCGTAATGGCCTGGATGGACTTGCTCCGAAAGCAATAGCACTTTATAATGCGTACAAGCTAAAACTTCAACGGACGGATCGAGCAATTCGGCTTATTCAGGACGATGAAACACGCCGGATGATTGAATTAAGGTTCATCAAAGGGCTGTCGTACAGCGTGACAGTTGGCCGGTTCGAATTTTGGCACCGTTCGACGGTTGATCGCAAGATCAATCGGGGGATCGAAGCGGTAGCCAACACCCTTCAGATGTGGGAATGAAACGAAAAAATGCGCGTAAGTTGCGCGCAAGTTGCGGCCAAAATGCGACAAAATTCGGGGTACAGTGGATTCACAAGAGCGATATTGCTCGGGTGATACCTACTGTACCCTTATCATATGTAGGTCTCGGTCACGCGGTGGGTCATATGACCTTAGACGCCAGTCGTCAAGCGTGTGATGTGAGGCGGGGTTAGATGCCCCTATCACAAGGTGACTTGTCCCTTGTTCAGCGTGTCGAATCATCCATTCGGCCAGCTGACGAAGGGATGATATTTGGGATCGCGACAGCGGTCCCTTTTTCTATATAAGGATGTGATCCAGCATGCGATATACGGCTAGGAAGCCGCGGAAGTTGGATGATGAGAAACTACAGCCTGAAAAGTGCCGCGGATGTATTTGGGGAAGATGGGAAGCTTCGAAACAGTTTTGTTCAAGAATTAAGTGTCCGAGAGACGGTAAGGAAGTGAAGAAATGATTGCAGCGATAATCTATTGGTTTGTTCAGAAGTTGGCCCCATACTCCAAGCAGCCAGAGCGCAACCGTTACGAACGGAGACACGGGAGACACTAGAAATAAGAAAAGTCCCAGGGGATGCTTTCCCACAAGGACAGATCGAATATACCATATTTATCTATTCTTGTAAACAGGGGGTGATAGACTTGAATGCGGTGCAACCGATCCGTGACACTGATCTAGTCGCTGAAATAAAGAAATACCTTTATTCACGTAATCAGCGAGATGGATTCCTCTTTACAATGGGAATCAATATCGGACTTCGGATAATGGACATCCTGCCTTTCAAGGTTCGAGATGTTCGTGGAAAGGAGAACATCTCTCTTCGAGAGAGGAAAACTGGAAAGCAGCAGTCCATTCCGATAAGCAGCTCGCTTCGTCGTGCGATCAAGGATTATATTGCTGATAAGAATGATGATGACTTTCTTTTCGAGAGTAGGCAGCGAGATAAGCATGGTCGCCCGCGTCCAATATCTCGCGAAATGGCCTATAAGATTATGCGAAGTGCAGCGAAGCAATTTGGCCTGGAGGAGATTGGATGCCACACGATGCGCAAGACATTCGGCTATCACTTCTATAAACGAGAGAAGAATATCGCATTGCTCATGGATATATTCAATCATTCGGAAGAGTCCATTACGCTGAGATACATTGGAATCAACCAGGACGAAATAGCGCAGGCAATGAAACGGTTTGGCGGCCTGTAGTCGTTCAGTTTCACATAAAAAAGAACTGTGTAACTCAATGGCAGGATGTCCTATAAACCCTTATCCTATAAGGCATTCGAACGGTATCACGAGTGCAACAGAATATAAGATATGAGTAACTGAGGAGCAAATCCGCTGAGAAAACCACCGAAACAGACCAAATGAGAGCCCGCGAGCCCAATAACGGCGCGGGTTTTTGGCTTTGGGTCCTTCCGGAGGGGGTGGGTCGGGTGCGGGTACTAACGAGCCCGATATCTGACCGAGTGAAATTAAAATTGCACACTATGCATTGTGCAGAAAGGAGTCGCAAAAATGGGCGAAAAATCGAAGGTCAAAACCATCGACAATTCCTTGTGTATCAGTACTTCTGGGCTCTGTGAAGTGCTAGATATTCATCGCAATACAATTGCACAATGGAACAAGCTTGGATTGCCGAAAAAGGCAAACGGCTGGTATCCCTTGAAAGAGGCCATTGAGTGGGTGATGGATCATAAGGGCATGAGCAAGAAGCGGTCACCTGAAAACGAAGAAGAAATGTCACTTGCCCAGCAGAAGTTGTTCTATGAAGCGAAGCTGAAGGAGCAGCAGGCAGATGCTGCAACTTTGAAAAATGCTATTTCGAAGGGTGAGTTCATTAGCAGAGAGGAAGTCGTCAGTGAGCTGCAGCGCTTTTTCGTCACATTAAAGCGCTCCATGTCCGGATACAGTCGGAAGGTTGCGATGGAGATTGCACCTTACATTGAACCAGCTCAGGTGAGGGTGATCGAGCAGAACATCACAGACACAACGAATGACGTGCTGCTGCAGCTGTCTGTGAGAGGTGTTTACGATGCCCGAAAATGAGTGGGCGCCTTGGCTCCAGGACGGCTTTAAAGTATTGAGGCCGCCCGAGAAGATGACGGTGTCGGAATGGTCGGACCGCTATCGGGTATTGGACAGCAAGACATCAGCTGAGCCTGGACAATGGAACACGGATCGCACGCCATACCTTCGAGGTATCATGGACGCGTTCAATGATCCGTTAGTCGAAGAGATCATATTCGTCAAGCCGACGCAGGTAGGCGGTACCGAATCGTTAAATAATATGGTTTCCTTCGTCGTCGCACAGGATCCGAGTCCGACGCTGATCGTGTATCCGACACTCGAACTCGCCCAATATACGAGTAAGAACAGGCTGCAGCCGATGTTTGAACTGAGCCCAGCATTGCGCGACCGTTTCAAGGCTGATGATAGCCGCGAACTTGAATTGCAATTTGATGGCATGTACGTGGTCATATCTGGGGCAAACTCTCCTGCTTCACTTGCGAGCCGTCCAATTCGATTCTTGTTCATGGATGAAGTCGACAAGTACCCGAAAAACGCGGGTAAAGAAGCTGATCCGCGGGCTTTGGCTCGTGAACGGACGAAGACATTCCCTATCAATAAGAAGATTGTCCAGACCTCGACGCCAACCTTGAAATCAGGTCCCATTTGGCAGGCATGGGAAGGCGCAGATGTCCAGCTGCAGTATTATGTGCCATGCCCTCATTGCGGCCAGTTCCAAACCTTGAAGTTCAAGCAGATCAAATTCAATTCTGCGCTTCCCAAGGAAGAGATTCGCCAAACCGCATTATATGAGTGTGAAGCTTGCAAGGAACCAATTCGAGACATACATAAGCCTGGTATGCTTCGAGCAGGTGAATGGCGTAGTAAGGATGGCCGGACGAAGCGTGCGAGTAAGACGGGTTACATGATGAATGCCATCTATAGCCCATGGATTCGCTTCGGAGATGTGGCGTATGAGTTCCTCTCTGCCAAATCATCTCCGGAGGAACTAATGAACTTCGTTAATAGCTGGCTTGCTGAGCCGTGGGAACAAACTCAGGTCAAGCTGAACAGCGAGAAGGTGCTGAGCCGGACAAGCGGATTTGAGGAAGGTATCGTGCCGGACCGGACCATTCTATTAACTGGCGGGGTCGACGTCCAGAAAGATCGGTTCTATTTTACGATTCGCGCATGGGGCGAGAAAATGACGAGCTGGAACGTGCGGCATGGTTTCTGCGAAACATGGACCGAGATCGAAGACATTATGAACCTCCCCTATTATACGAAAGACAGGCGTGAATACTTTGTCGCACTATGTGGCATTGACTCTGGTTATAACGCCGACGATACTTACGATTTCTGCATTCGGAATAGCGAATGGGCGGTGGCCGTTAAAGGTTCAAGTACGGAGATCCCAAGTAAATACCGGATGACAAAGATTGATCGAGAAGAGAAGGGTTGGTATAACATCTCGCTTTATCTCGTTTACGGTCATTGGTACAAGGATTTCATCTCGAATCGATTGGTTCGTCCGGTAGATCAAGAAGGTGGATGGTTCGTTCATGAAGACTGCGATGCTGGATATGCCGATCAGATCACAGCCGAGCAGAAGGTCACGGTGAAACGAGGCGGCAAAGAAATTGATGTTTGGCAGCTCAAAACGGCCCACGCGGATAACCACTATCTCGATACAGAAGTGTATGCTGCATTTGCAGCAGACCGGCTAGGCATTCGCTACGCGCGGTTCGAAGAACAGCCAATCAAAGAAGAAGTCAAACAAGCTGTACAACCAAAACCGCAACAGAACTCATGGATAGGAGGAGGGAAATGGCTATGACGACGGATGAAAAATTAGAGAAGCTTCGCGCTCAGCTTGCCGAAACGGAGAAAGCGATTAGCGCGATTGTTGGCGGTGCTCAGAGTTATCGGATTGGTAACCGCCAGTTGCAGCGTGCCGATCTATCCTTGCTGTATCGTGAACGTGATCGGCTGGAGGAGGAGATTGCCGCACTAGAAGGTGGCGGCGGAATCTTCAAGGCAGCAGTGTTCGAGGGGAGGTAAGGCGCAATGAACTGGTTTGACCGAGCGATAGCATCCGTCAGCCCGCGTTGGGCATATAAACGCATGGCTTGGAGATCTGGCATGAGTTTATTCGATTCTGGCGACAGAGGAAGGCTAAATCAGGGCTGGAACCCTTCACAGAGCCCTGAGCAATACCGAATGGCGGCTGAACGTTCATTAATAAGGGCAAGAGCGCAGGATTTGGAGCGTAATAGTGATTTAGCTGCTGCATTGTTATCACCATTCGAGCGGAATGTCGTCGGCAGCGGCATTGTTTTGCAGTCGAAGATTGAGTCTGACCGATTAGGAAATACCAACGACGAATTAAATACGAAGATCGAGAAGCTTTGGAAAGACTTTTGCAAAGCTGAGAATTGCGATGTAACCGGTACACAGTCCATGGAAGAGATCGAAGAAATGATTCTTCGCCGCTACCTGGTCGACGGTGGCATCTTTATCGTCAAGGTAAACGTGAAAGACAAGCGGTTTCCATTCAAAATTCAAGTCCGATCGGTGGACGAGCTTAATACTTTATCCATTGCGGATGAATCAAAACGAATTATCGAAGGTGTTGAACTCGACGAGAACAACAAACCAATTGCATACCATTTTAAGAAATATAACGGCAAGGCATTCATACCGAATGAGACGGTTCGGATTGAAGCCAAGAACGTTATTTTTTTGTTTAAACGCAATTCTCCTCAGCAAATACGTGAAATATCGCAATTGGCGACAGCCCTGCCACGAATTAAGGATGTCAATCAATTTATCGAGGCAGTTGGCATCAAGGAGCGGGTACTGGCGTGTATGGCTGTCTTCATCAAGAAGGACAGTCCATCAGGAATGGGGCGAGGCACAAGCGTAAGAGGGAAGGACATCAGCTACGACGGTATGAGCTTGACGCCAGGGATGATCGGGGAACTGAATCCTGGTGATGAAGTCCAAACGGTTGTGCCTGCGGGACAGGCCTCCAATTCGCGGGATTTTATTACGACCATGGTACGTCTTATCTCGGCTGGGATGGGCCTTAGCTATGAAGCAGTATCTCGGGACCTATCGATGGTGACATACTCCTCAGCTCGACAAGGTCTGATCGAGGATAAGAAAGTATACCGAAAGTTGCAGGACTTGCTGATTAAGAAAGTACTGACACCGATTTATCTGGAGTTCCTCGATTCGATGTATTTGACTGAACAATTGGACATTGTGGACTATGCACAGAACAAGGAAGCCTACACCAAACATGTATGGATTCCACCAGGTAGCTCCTGGATTGATCCGACCCGAGAGGTTACGGCCAATAAGGTCGCGATCGAGACTAATCAAGATACGCTGGCGCGGATCTGCGCTGAAAGGGGTGAGGACTGGCGCGAAGTCATCAAGCAACGGGCTGCAGAGAAGAAACTGATTCAACAAATGGATGGTGAAAAAGATGGGCAACAAATTGAAGCTGCCGATGGTGATGCATCGGACGCGTAATACAACTCCACAAGGGCAAATGATCCGGACGATGGCCTTGGAGCGCAACACGTTGAATGAGCAAGAGCGTACAATCGAGCTTTCCTTTTCATCAGAAGCGCCATATGAGCGTTATTTTGGTTCTGAAATATTGAGCCACGATGCCGGTTCGATTGACTTGTCCCGTTTGAATGAAGTTGGGGTACTGCTGTTTGCTCATGGGCGTGATGCCAACTATGGTCGTATGCCAATTGGTACGATTCAACGTGTTTGGCTGGATGAGGGTCAGAAGAAAGCGCGAGCTGTCGTCCAATTTGACGATGACGAAGACAGTGACAAAGTGTTCCAGAAGGTCAAGAAAGGAATAATCAAAGGTGTATCGGTCGGCTATGGCGTTAGTTCGTGGGAGGAAGTGAAGGCAGGGAAGACATCCGCGAACGGCCGGTTCACAGGGCCAGCCTATGTTGCATTAAAGTGGCAGCCATTTGAGATCAGCATCGAGCCAACACCAGCAGATCCTTCGGTTGGTGTTGGTAGAAGCATAGATATGAATCCAGAAAGCGAGGACAACGAAATGAATGGATTGAAACGAATGGCCTTGATGGCCCAGGGCTTTAACATCCCCGATACGGGCGCGTCTGCAGGTGGCGCTGCTCCGGTAAGCATTCCAGATGGAGGAACGCGAGGTGCACCTTCGCCTACTGGAACACCTGCAGCAATTGATCCTGCGGAACTTCAGCGACAAGCAGCCGTTGCAGAGCGTACTCGAGTGACCGAAATCCAATCGCTCTGCCGCAACTTCGGCATCGACGATGCTGAATATATTCGAAGTGGGGCTACGCTTCAGTCGGTAAAGGACGCGATTTTGGAGCGGCAAGTCGCAGATCGGAAACCGCAAACAGCCTCCGTCGAGGTGAGGGCTGAGGCATCGGACAAATTCCGTGCTGCAGCATCGGATGCCTTGCTGATGCGCGCCGGTCGCGGCGTTGCAAAACCAGCAGATGGCTCGATGGAGCTGCGTAATCTTCGTCTTCGAGATCTTGCGGTTGAATGCCTGCGGCAAGCAGGGGAAACACAGGCTCATATGTTGCGTGATGAAGATTTGCTGAAGCGGGCGCTCTCCCCGGACAGCACATTCCAGTCCATTATGTCTAATGCCGTGAGCAAAACGCTGTCACAGTCCTATCAGGAAGCGCCAACCACGTTCCAGTACTGGACGAGTAAGGGTTCGAACCCAGACTTTAAGGCAGCAGAGCACTATCGTATTTCGGAAGCCGGTAATCTGGAGCTCACGCCGCAGAACGGACTGATTCCATACGATACGGCGATGAAGGATGAGAAAGTCACGAAGGCTGTGCTTTCCTACTCTAAACGGTGGGGCTTTACGCGCGAAGCATTCATTAATGATGACCTTTCGATTCTTTCACGCGTACCGGCTGCTTATGTTATGTCTGCCAAACGGGGTATTAACAAGCTGGTGTACAAGATGTTGGCCGAGAATCCGACCATCTATGATGGAGTTGCATTGTTCCATGCCAGTCGAAAAAACTTGGGTACGCCTGGCGCGATCGGAACAGACTCCATGTCCGAAGCTCGTCGCAATATGCGCACGCAGAAGGATCAGCGCGGTATCGCCACACTGAACATTGCGCCTAAATTTTTGCTTGTACCAGCTGCACTTGAAACAGCAGCTTCTCGATACATGCGAAGTGAAGCGGATCCGGAGGCGACACACAGCGGCGTAGCCAATGTCTTCCGTAATTCGTACGAAGTCATTATCGATGCGGAGCTCGATCAATATTCGGAAGCCGCTTGGTATTTGGCAGCTGATCCATATATTGCTGACACGGTGGAAGTAACATACCTTCGCGGTCAGGAAGAGCCAACTCTCGAAACCGACATTCCGTTCGATCGTCTCGGTATGGATTTCCGTATCTACTTCGACTACGGCGTTACGGTGCTTGATTCTCGCGGGCTGTTCATGAACGGAGGCGTGTAGAATGGCGACTAAATTGATTCTGAAACGACCGCTAAACTATGGCGGTCGTATTTTCTCTGCAGGTGAGAATGTCCGTGGCATTCTTCCTTCCGATCTATTCGCAACGCTTCAGGAAAGGGACGCATTCGAAGAAGTGCAGGTTGAGTCAAATGAAAATGGGGAACAGTCCACGACCCTGCCTGTTTCTCCGCAGGCGTTGGCAGTCAATGATTTGGCTGACTATGTGGGCAGCGTAACCGATCCTACAGAGATTGAACGACTTCTGCAGGCCGAGAAAGAAACGGAGAATCCGCGTGCCAGTGCGATCAAGCTGTTTGAAAAGCGCATGAAAGAGCTTGCGAATGAGTAGCTTCAAGAATCAAGTTGCATCGGACATCGGTGTTTTCTTGAATGAGAATGAATTCGCGGACAAACATGTTATCGATGATCATGAAGTAATCGCAATCATAGATGAATCCGTCGATGTGCAGCACCCTCTCGGTTATGTCGAGGGGGTTTCTCTTATTCAGAAGACGTTATATGTTTCTGTTTCCGAGCTAGGTTATCGCCCAGAAGAAGGACAATGGTTAGTTTTGAATGGTCAGCGGCTGATAATCAAGCATATCGGCGACGAAGATGGAGTGCTTGTCATCAAGCTGGAGGCGAACGAAGCATGATTGATTTGCGTGGTACTGATTTAACGCAGGTTGTTCGCTCCATCCGAGCGTCAGAGGACGTAGTGAGGAAATCTTACTACTCGGCCGTAAATCGGGTCACACAGCGTTTGAAGACGGAGACAGCCCGCAAGGTGCAGGCTACCTATTTCGTTCGAGCAAAAGCGGTTAATGAGCGTGTAACGCTGCGTCGTGGCAGCGCAAGCCAAATGAACGCAGAGATTCGTTGGAAAGGTAACAATTTCCCACTGATCAAATTCAAGACCAACCCCAAACAAGTACCTGCGAAAGCGCCCCGTATGCTTCGAGCTGCCGTTAAAAAGACGGGGCTGAAGCCAGTGAAGGGCGCTTTTGTTACGAAAGTGGGAAGCGGCGGTCATATAGGAGGGTTTAAACGCGCGGGA